GATATTTTATTTAAAATTTACAATTTAAAACTTTTTATTTATGTCTGAAAGTAAAATTTATACTATTCCTGATGGAAATAATCATTCTATCGATCCAGCTTTAATGATGGCTCTTAGCCAAAATGGAGGTTTTGGTAATGGAGGTTGGATGTGGATGATGTTTATGTGGATTCTTTTTCCATGGTTATTTAATGGAAACGGTTTCGGTAATTTTGGAAATAACGGAGGAACTGGATTCTTAGCTAATCAATTAAACAATGATGCTGGAAGAGATCTTCTTTTACAAGCTATTAATGGTAGAGCTGATGCTTTAAGTCAATTATCTCAGATACTTAATACTTCTATAAGTAATGTTCAGAATGGAGTAAATCAGATTCAGTCTGCAATACAGACAGTTGGAGCATAGGTTGGAATGAGTGGTCAGTAGGTAATTAATAGTGTTCAAGCTGGAAACGCAGCTTTAAGTCAGCAATTATGTCAATGTTGCTGTGATAATAGATATGCTATTGCACAACAAACAAATGAATTACAAGCACAGGCTGCTGCTAATCATTCAGCTAGTACTTTATTAGCTGCTTAGAATCAAGCTGCTAATTAGTTACAGTCTTCACAGAATCAATCTGCTACTCAGCTTCAAATGGCTCAAAATTAGGCTGCTACTCAGCTTTAGATGGCTAACATTGAAAGTGCTGACTAGCTTGCTGTATGTCAATAGACTAACGCTCTTTCAAATCAAGCTGATAGAAATACCAATAATATTCTTAATGCAATTTCTGGATAGAATACTCTTATTACTAAGGAATTCTGTGATCTTAAAGAAAGAGAATTACAAAATAAAATTGATATGCAAGGAGATATAATTACACAGTTAAGAGGACAGCTTAGTAATGATGCTCAGACTTTAGCATTAAACAATGCTTTACACGCATTAGATGATAAAATTGATGCTATTGCCGCTAAGCAGCCTAATACTGTTGCTGTACAATATCCAAATTTAGTAGCTTATAATGCTACTCCTTATTTCGGATATCAGTAGACTGGATTTTTTAATTAATTGAAAGAGAATATGTTTGGAGCTACTACAAATTATCCGTTTAATTTTGCTAATAGAAACGGACTTCCTATGATAGAAAGCAATAATGTTACTGTTAATGATACTAATGTTATTATTAGTATTCCTAATAGAGCATTTAGATTTCTTAGTGGAACAGGATTAATATTGTTTAGGTTAAATACTGAAATTACAAATACAACACTTCCCATACTATTCTCTTCTAACGAATTTACTCAACCTCTTACACTTGTAGGAGGTACTGGAGCAACAGGAGAACAGATGAATGGAACTGGAATATATATAATTTATTATGCTAAAAATTGTAATTTGTTACAATTAATAGCTCCAGTAACTCAAACTTAGGCTTAATGTTTTCAGCATTATCTCAAGGAAGTCCTGTTTATTTATTAGACAAGACTTCCACTTCTCCAGAATATAAAGTAGGAGAAGTAATAGGTGTTGGGTATCCTAAAATGAATCCATATAATATGAGTCCATAGAATACTGTAGATTTAAAAATAAAAATTGAAGGACAAACTCAAGAATTTAATTCTATTCCAAGTATAAATAGTATTGTATCTTATAATAATGGAAAGATTATTATAAGTGAAAGTAAACAAGGAATATAGAATGAAGTTGAGAGTATTTTATAGAATAGTAGACAAATAGTTGATAATATAGATTCTTATAAAAAGAATATCACTGATTGTGAAGCTATTCTTAAAAAATTAAATCCTTAGTTTGCAATAGATAAAGAAAGAGATGAGAGATTATCAAATTTAGAAACTAGATTTGATGGTGTTGAATCTAAATTGGACAAAATTTTTAATTTAATATAGAAATGATTGTATTAGAAGTTACAGAAGACAAATTTGGTAAATTAATGAAAGCTGTTTCGGAAATTGGAAAACATTCTGAATGTCTTGCAGCAATATTTGAAGATTTAACAGAAGATTCTGAATATGGAGAAAAGAATCGTAAGCATTATGACGATGATGATATGTACGGTTCTCGCTATGGTATGCGCCGTGGCAGCAGACGTTCTTATTGATTATGACTAGAAAGTCTCTTGATTTTTATGACGATAGACCTACTTCTATGAAAAGATACTTAAAGTATTTTGGAATGCATTTTAATAAAAAATTATGCTAGTTTGCTGTTTCTAAAATGAAACATGGAAAAACTGCAATTCCTAAAGAAGAAGTAGAAGCTTCTTTAAATAAGTACAATATAGTATTAAACAATAACGAATTATATGACCATGTATATGTTTATAACATGGGAAATAATGATTTTCTTGGAAGTAGTATTCCAGATGAAAAACATCTTGCTCTTTATGTAAAAGATGTAATAGATGATAAAGACGGATATGATGGAATAGTATTCAATAGATGGTATGCTGATACGGTAACATCTGGAATTCCTATTGAATGGGAAGAAATGTTATGATTATAGATGAATTTAGCATTAAAAATTGGAATGTGCTAATTCTATATGAATGTACATGTGATAATATTGATTTTATAATTGAAATTTTAAAAGGAATAAAATGTCCTAATA